CCTTTTGCACTATTTTAATCTCATGCCTCCAAAACTGGGATAAAACCTCTCTACCATACTCCAGTCTCTCTATAAGAGTTTTCAAAGAAACGAAGTTATTGCTGTATCCGCCGCCACTAGAAGCTCCGGTTAAAGTTGGAGGAATACCAAGCCCAGCATATATACTAGTAAGTACTGGTTGATACTTGTCGCCACCTAAAAATCTATATACCTGAGACTGACTTTCGGTAAATTTAAGCTCTGGCCCCCAGACAAGATCCATCGTGCCACCGCCGACATTACTAGCTAAAATATCCCTAAGCTTATTTATAGCGGCTTTTGTGGGGATAATCTTATGGTCTAGATCTCCAACCGTCCATAGTCTAACATTAGATATAGCTCCGTCAAGCGCCGCAACATCGGCAAGCTTCATCTTTTCCAACATTATGATATCGTCCAGAATAGCGTAAATCATAGGATTTGCCCAAAGAAGCCAGTCATCTTTCTTGTAGTAGAACATCTGTACGTTCTCTGGATCTAGAGGTATTTTCCTATCTCCGTTTTGAAGCCTTTTCTGAATGTCTAAAGGTAATGTTTTAAATATTGTATTTGGACTGTTATCAGTTTTGACTAAGGCTTCATAGCTATTCTTTGACAAGTTTAGTACGAACTCAGGCTTTCCAATCATCTGAGGACCGCTGTTTTTTATATCTACAGCAAGGGGATTTAGGAAATCGTAAGACCAAGGAATTTCTCGTTTATTTACTTTTAAAGTTTCTATTTTAACATCGGCAGCTAACGAGTTTCTTAGATTTTTTTCTTGCTGCCTATTAATTTTTGCTGTATGTCTACGAACAACCACATTTCCACATCTATATAGATAGTTCAAAAAACGTTCCGATCTATCTACGCCACCAACCTCTTGCCACCACTTTCTGTAAAACTTTTCAATAGTTTTATTTGGATGAACTAAAACAAGACCCTGAGAAGAGAAATCACTCATTAAATCAATAACATTTCTAATGATACCGACTCTGTCATAAGCTTGCATACATTGCTTTATTATTCTTTTTTGCTTATTAGATACAGATTCTCCGGGCCTAAATGCATCGTAATCAGATCTAACAAAAGAAGTTCTAACCGAACGATTAGGCTCTACATCTATGAAGCTAGTTCTTCTTCCGTATCCTACAGATTTTTGAACTCCGTCATAAGCATTAACATTATCGGAGGTTTGGTCATATGCCTCTTGTTTTTGCGAATCATTACCCCATGTGCGGTAAAGTGATGAATCTTCAGTCATTTGCATTAATCTCCAGACAATAGTATTGTTAATATGATTGATATTAAATTATACACAAATTAATAGATATCCTGCACTTTATCCGAAAACCAAGATGGCCCATAGTACATTTTTTCATTATCGTACTTTGCTGAGTTGTCCTGTTGAGCGAAACCTCCAATGGCCCCATATTCTATAACATCTTTTTCTACAGAAAGAATTCTAGCTGACATGTTAGCCATGATCAAAGAAGAATACCTATCTTTTCTTAATCTATTCTTTTTTCCTGCCGCGACCTTGACTTCTGGGGTGTCCCACCTTTCACGGCCAGTTGATGTCTGGGTCATTATAATCATAGATAATTCATCTTTAAGCTCTTCTATCTCCATAACGCAATCTTCAAGGGTGTCATACTTTCTATTGGCGATTTTATCGTCTTCGATAGAAAGACCAATACTAACGGAATCGAAATATGGAAACAAAACAATCCTATCTTCAAAATCTTTTCTAAGTCCATGATTTGCTTCTGCTAACCATGTAGCTTTTGCAAACTGACAAACCTGCAATATATGTAAACCGGCTTTATGATCCGTCTCTTTCTCTTTCTCTTCTATCGTAGGATATATAGCAACCTCACCCTCTCTTATCTTGTCCCTGTCTTGAAGAGCTTCCATTATAGCTATACCACCGCCCTGAGCGTCTAGCGCTATTTCGGCACACGGAAACACTTTCATAAGATCCCGAATCTTTTTAGCGCAGTAAGAATAAAAATCATCTTCGTCAACCATTCTTGACCTAAGTTTATCTTTATGCTGTTTCCTATTGGTTGTCCAGCAGTGAACTACTCTTCTGTGGTCTTCATTTATTTCTATAACAACTATACTGAAGTTGTCAACCTCAGAAGCTGGGTCAACACCGAAGACATATTTCTTCTTAGGATTACCCTTTAACATTGAATCGAAATAAACTTCACCAGAAGGAAAACTTACGGGTTTCGAGGGCGATGTGCAACACGACTCGATAAGACTTCTTTTAAAGAAACCTTGGCTATCCGTAGTAAAACATGCGCCATACTCCATATTAAATATACCAGAGTGGATAGTAGCTTTAGCTCTTGCTACTTGTCCCGAATCCATAAATCCATCAGGAAGGTTCTGGACAGGCATCCTGATTACTGAATATTCGGTCCAGTCAAAATCTTCAGGAACGTCGCCACCAAAAACATCTTCTAATGCAGACTCTCTACCTCCGCTATTTACTATAGCTCTATATCTTTTCCAGTAATCTGCAAAGTGGTTAAAGTCATAGTAAGCAGTACCCGATAGTATTATTTGGTTTGATTTGTCTTGAGTGCTATCTGAAGTATCTTCTATTCCTATATCTAGTTCCTTGGCTTTTTTTCTTTTGGCTTTATTTTTTACCTTTTCTGCTGGAGAAGAAGCTACAGCAGCGAAACCGGCTACAACGTTTTCAAAAATATCTCTAGGTATAGATGCAAACTCGTCCGCTATGATATCATTAGCTCTTTGACCCCTGATTTTACTTCCGTCGCCAAGAGGTAGGCAAGTTACCGTGCTTTGGTTTATATGCATAACACAACGGTCTACATCTCTTCTTGGACCGCTATTAGATCCACATAGATCCCTAAGAACAGGAGCGTTTTTCCATATTGTATCCATATATTCAAACAATACTTTAGACTGACGGAAAGCGGCGCCAACAACAATAATTTTTCTTCCCGGCATAAATAATCCGCGAAGAAGCGGATATACAGAAAGTATGAAAGACTTACCCATACCTCTAGTGCCTATAAGCATTGGAAACTTCCTATTCCACATCTCATAAAGAAGAAGCGACTGAAATGGTAATAGTTCTATATTTAGAATATATTTACAGGCGAAAGAGAAATACTCCGGTCTCATCATTAACCAAGCTATTCTTTCCAAAAGCTGATCTTTGTCCGCGCCCTCTGTTATAAAGTCCATAGGATTAAATAGTAGTTTTTCATCTACATCTATTCCTAGCCAAGCGTCGTCTAGTTTTTGTTTATCACTTATCATCTAATATACCATCCACAAATCCAAATTGTACAGCTTCGTGTGAGTTAAGATACCAGTCTCCATCTTTCATCCTTCTTTTTATGTAAGATTTTGTCTTAGACAAATTATAACCCCTCTCTTGAAAGAATTTTCCATTTACGCACTTTGAAGCAAATGTATTTAGCATGAGTTCTAAGTTATACTTATCAAGCTCCGCCCAATTCTGTGAGCTTTGATAATCTCCGCTACAGTCTGTTGAGCCAAAGTGAGCCATAAAATGGGAACTTGGAGACATAAGCCTGTTGTCAGCCGCCTGCAATATTATGCCACTCATTGACTCGGCCTGCCCGTAAACCACAATAGTGACGTAAGATTTACATGATGCTATAGCGTCGTATATGGAGGTTCCAGCGCCCCAAGAGCCGCCAATGCTCTGCATGTTTATTCTTATCTCGTCATTGTTGAATGAGTCCAGATGTCTTATGTTTTTTACAAAGTTTATAGCCATCCTGTAATCAACTCCGGGATCTTCGTCTCCGTTATCTTTTGCTGGATGTAAATAAATCTCCCTATTTTTAACATCAATTCCATAATTGTGGATTTCTCCGATAGTGTCTCGTATGTTTGACATTACTGCTCCTTGTGGAATGATTCATTCAACCTTTTAAAAATACTATTACACATCATAAATGCATTATGCTTGTTATCGCAAAACATCACATTCACATCGTAATGTATAGATATCTCCATAAGCGCTTTTAATAAGTATCTTCCAGTTATCTTGGTTTGTTTTACAACTTGAAACCTTTTGAAGTTAGGAAGCTGTATTTCTCCAGCCTTATA